CAACTACAGACCAAAATGCCGCAATGTAGTTAGTGATGGTTAGCATTAAACGTCTCCTTCTTTCCTATTCTCAGAGTTATGGACATCGAACTCACCACCAGGATATCGTGCTTTCAGTTTCTCTACATTCATTTCAATCACCTCATCAAATGTGGTGTCCAGTGCCATACATGCCTGTGCCAGATACCAGCAGATATCACCCAGTTCACGTTTCATATGAAAGACATTATCTTCGTTGTAAGGTTTGCCTTGCAAGAAGATTTTCTTCACGACTTCAGTAAACTCACCTGCTTCTGCAGATAATCCAAGAGCAGCAGTCATAAGTTGTGGAACATTACAATCATGACTAACCTCAAGTTCACTGAGACGTGCCGCAAGAATAGGCCAATCAAGACTAGGATCACTAGTGACTCCTTTTACAAATTCAAGGTATTTTTCGGTATCAACTTTAGTCATGAAAATCAGGGATAAATGGTTCTTGACAATCTGGGGGGAGTTGTTGTGTAGGAAGTTTTTGTCCTTTTACTTCAATGTATTCCACCTCTTCCCAACTACCACCGACACCACCGTCCATATTGACAAAGATATCTTTAGTTGGAAGTTCGGGTCTTTCTAAAAGTTTGACATCAACTGTTTCGTAAATTGGTTTAAATTGGTAATAGTGTCCATCACCTCTTGTCCCAATAAGATTAACGGCATCTTTGATAGAACCACAGTCAGCAATCTTTTTACCAGTTGGATCAAATACAGAGTAGTATCCGTTCAAAACTTAAACCCCTCAAATGATTTCTTTGGTTTTTGTTCCTCATTATTATACTCCTCATCTTGTCCACTGTCAAGAATGTCATCCTGTGCTGATTGCTCACAATCATACAAACGCATCTTGGCACGATCAATACCAACTACAAAACGCTTAAATACAGTTGGATCATTATATCTATTCTTCAATTGCTTCACCATAATTTGTCCGAGTCCTTCGAGGTCATCTGTAGAAATAAGGGCAAACATAAGATCAGCAGTAGCAGGCAACCCAAAGGACTCACTTGTATCAGTAAGCTCCACATCAGAGCTACCATAACCAGAACGAGTGGTCTGCGTGGCAGAAACGATAGGGACGTTTGCTTCACAAGCCAATCCTCTAAGTTCTTCAGCAATTGCTTTGACAACAGTATATGAATTGACATTGCTACCTGCGCGATACCTTTCGGAAGCACATATATTAAGGTAATCAATGAAAATAATATCAGGTCTAAATGATTTCTTAAGTGCAAGTTCATTAAGAAGTGATCTAAAGTGTCCTGCATGAGCAGTCGCTGTTGGATACTCTTTAATAATTAGGGAACCTTGAGTTTTTTGAGAAAGTTTTGTCACCCTTTCCTCAAACATCACCTTAGGTAGATCTGTTAGTTCCTGAATAGGGACATTGAGGAGATTAGCATCAATTCTCTCCGCAATTTTTTCTTCAGCCATCTCAGCCGTGATGTATAAGACGTTTTTTCCGCTGAGGAGCGCGGAAGATGCGACATGGCACATGAACAAAGATTTACCGACACCAGTGCCAGCAAGAGCAATGTTAAGTGTCTTATTCGGGAGACCGCCTTTCGTAATCTTGTTAAAATATTCAAGATCGAATGGGATGAGATCTTCCTTGCGATGGTATGATTCATATCTTGCCTCATAATCAAGTAAGTAATCGTGCCCAACATGGGCGTCAAAAGAAACTGCTAATGCGTTAGAAAGAATTGATGGAATAGCATCCCTATCTTTTTCTTTATCCTTACCATCTGCAAGTGCAATGGATTCCATCAATGCCAAATAAATGGCACGATCACGACACCATTTCTCAGTGGTATCTACCAACCAATCATAATCTGTAGGGGCATCATCAAGATAACTAATGAGTTTTGTAATCTCAGTAAAAGTTGTATCATTAATATCTTGTCGTTTCTCTACTTCTATGCAGAGAACTTCTTTTGTTGCAGGTTGGTTGTACTGCTGAACAAATTTATCAATCTCCTCAAAGACAATTCTTTGATTGGGATCTTCATAATAATCAGGTTTAATAAACGGAATTACCTTACGAAGATATTCCTCATTATAAAGAAGATTTCTTAGAATTAGGATTTCAACTTTGTCCATGTGGTATATCAAATACGAAGGTTATACGTGTTTCATCACCGATATTAACGGTTCCATGAGGTAGTTTGTTATTGAACCAAAGAAGAGTTCCTGGTTCAACAATGACAGTTTCTTTGCCACAGAAATATTGATACCTTCCAAGTATTGAAAGGTGATATCTGTTTCTGCTCAGATAGTATGTTCCTTCATCAATATGTGCTCCAACCATACCATCTATAGGAAGTGAAAGAAATCCGCATCTATGAATGTCTGCATTCTTGAATTGCTTGCGTATGATCTTTCGGATCTCACTATGATGTGCGTGGGCTGGTGTTTTGATGTTGATCTCCGAGTCTCCAACAAAGTCTTCTTTGGTTTTGACTCCACCCATTATAAGTTGAAGTGCGCTAACTGGCAAGTCTGCAAATCCCCTATCAACTAAGGACTGAGAGTCCTTCAGATTTTTCTGATGGTCCCAGTCCTGTGGATACTTCTTTAGTTGTTCAACTACTTTGCTGACGTTGATTCCAGTTTTGAGAACTTTAATCATAATCTTGAGGGTAAATTATTATCAGTAATGATTCTACGTATTGTTGATAGCGCAACTCCAGTCATTCTTTTGATTGCTCTATACGAATGTCCTTCCAAGTAGAGTTTAACTACTTCTTTTTCTTTACTAATATCAAGTTTTGGTCTTCCACCAACACCATTTATTTGTCCTGCCTTTATACAACTAACAAAATTTTCTTTACTCCTTGTTCTTCTAATATTATGAATGAAGTTGTGATGTTCAAAACATAAAGTCAAAAAATTATGTTGATGATCGTCTCCACCTTGAGACTTAGGAATAATATGATGCTGTAAATCTTTATTTGTCCCACAAATAACACAGAATCTCAGTTTCATGACCCGTAACTAAACTCTTCACGAGCAATCTCGTCCAGTTTTTCCATCACTTCGGGAGTGAAGTATTGTTCTGGGTCTTTGTAGATTGCTTTGGCATAGACTTTCTTACCATCTATTTCATAACGTCCGGCAACGTTCTTCCAAAGTCCGCCAATCTCACCGAGTTCAAGAAGACCATAATATCGATCAAGACCACGCTCATCGTAATAAAGACGCACCGTAACATCTTTGTTCTCCTTACTCAAACGCGACTTTGCTGTCTTAGCTTTAATAAGATTTCCAATGACCTCTGTTCCATCCTTTTCTTTCTTTTTGCTGAGATAAATGATTGTAGACGCTGCATATTTGAGACCGCTGCCTCCGCCCATTTCTTTGGTGGGAACGTAGGATCCGATGACATCATAGGTATGATTGGTGACGATTAATGGAATGTTTGCTTGACCAAGTTTGAGGGTAAGCATACGGAATGCCCCCTTGACAAGTTGAGATTTGGTCATATCCCTAACTTGCTTATCGTCTAGAGCATCACGAATCTCCTTCTCGGTAGAAAGCATACCAAGAGAGTCTAACACAAACATACAGGGTTTGCGTTCTTCTTCAGATTTTTTTAGGTATATGTCTACTGCCTGCAGTGCCTTCTGTCTAAACTGTTCAATTGTAACAACATTGATGACAACCAATCGTTCTAAGTCAATGCCACGGCTTTTAAGAAGAGACTTATTAACTGCTGCTTCAGTGTCAAAGTACAAACAGTAACTACCAGGATTACTATCCAAAAAATTCTTAACCACAGCGAGACTAAAGAAAGTCTTGCCAGTAGAAGACTCACCAGCAATGGCAGTAATCTTATTCCCAGAACAACCACCAAATATACTACCTGATATGAGTCCGTTAAAAATGTACGAACCTGTGTCCACGTAAGTTTCTGTGTCGTCAATGTCTGATGCGAGTTGGGTATAGTCATCTCCAATCTCTTTTACTATTTCTTTTAAAAAATCCATAAGTCATTCAAAAATATAATTAGAATTTTGAGATTTAAATATCTCTACTTGATCTTTAGTTTTAAAAAACTTAAATAGTTTTGAGTTTGCAAACTCTTTAATATAGTAATTTACTTTAATCATTAGATAACAAATCCAAATTCTTCGCGGGCTACTTTTTTATATGTATCAGGGTGAGTTTCCCTAATCTTTTTAATCGTATTAATTTTTTGGTAGAGTGCAGCATCTCCACCAAGTCTCAATGCACTAACAATAGTATTGAGTTCTTTGTCGTTAATAGGTAGTTCCATTAGGAGAAAAATAATTCCAAGTTTACAGTTTTTTCGACATTCCATCCAATAGCATCAAGAATTGCTTTCAGTGGTTCAACAAAGGACTTTTCAAATTGTAAGTCATAGTCTATGTACCTGTCAAGGTTAAGTTCTTTAGGAAACTCTTGAATGAACGATATCACATTCTCGTGAATGATATTTGGTTTTTTGAGGTAACAAAATTTAATTTTCTCACCATTTTTAATGAGAGAATACTTGTTATCTAACTTATTCTCTTTAATGTAATGGTTAAAGAGAAGTGCTCCCCGACAGTGGATAGGAGTTCCTTTAATGTATATGCTAGAAGAAGATTTATACTTTACTACATCAGAAACAGATCTTGGAAATGAAATTTGTTCTGGAGGTAAACTTTTAAACTCTTTCCTAGACCTATCAATAAAATTGATAACTTCTTCTTCAGTTCCACTCATCATCAACTTCAATGCATCTTTAATCATCTTCCTACATGGTGCAGGAGTAGATGATTTAACTGCTTCAATACCCATCATTTTTAGTTTAGGTTCAGAGTATTGAACTCCTTCACTATTCCATACGTTGAGGATATATCGCTTCTTCGCAGTCCAAATACCACGGTCAGCAATATTCTCCCTCTTCATTTGCATTTTCTGGTCATACGCCGATACATACTCCGCCAGGTTCTGGTAACACTGATCGATGTACGATTCAAACTTATCTTCACAGATTTTGTCAAGTAATCCCACAATCGCAACCTTGTCGCCAGACTTAGAAGCAAAAAATTTATCAACAAGAGGTCCAAGGTTAAGATAAATTGAATCTGTGTCAGATGCAATTACGTAGTCCTCGTCAGTTGTAGACAACAGTTTATTTAGATACTGGTTCATCTTACCCTCAATCCAACGGATAGAGACTTGACCAGAAAGCGTAATCGCCTCCGCATTGGCCAGTTTATAGTACCTAAAATACTGATTACCGATAGCACCATAAGCAGAGTTGAGTGAGATCTTCTTAGCCATCTGGATATTATTGCACCGTGCAATCTCTTTCTCCAGTGCCTTAGTAGGTGTCTTCTCATATTCTTGCTTTGCCTGAATCATTCGTTTCTTAAAGATTACACGGTCTCCATACATCTTCTCCATCAGTTCTGGTAAGAATCCACGAACATCTTTACGGTACATTGCACCATTAGCACATACCGCATTGTTCTTGTACAACTCAAAGTTTATTTCTTCATTAAGGATTCGATCAACCGTAACCGTGGGATGACGTTCCTCAAGGAGTGTCTCTGGGGAGATATTGTACTGCATGATAAGATGAGGGTAGAGAGAGTTAAGGTCAAAAGACACAACCCAATCATACTTTCCAGGAAGCGGTTCCTTGACATATGCACCTGCGTACTTTTCGTTCTTATCTGAACGAATTTTCGGGGGAATAACAATGTCACGTTTTTTAAGATAATTGTAGATTATATTGTCCCACATGCGGACCTGATAAAACACATCAGCATAGTTGACCTTGGCATCATAAGCCATAGTCAATGCAAGTTCAATAAGTTTCATCTTGTCTTCCAAACGGTCAACAAGTTCTACGTCAACGATGTTATATTCAATAAACTTCTGCCACCCTTTAGTATAGAAATCTTTAAAGGTGTCAAACTCAGAGTGGTCAAGTTTTTTCTGACCTAACTCCACCTCAGCTATGTAGTCCAGGCGATAGGACTCTTGTGCTTTATACGTAAATTTCTTATACAAATCTAGGTAATCAAGTTGAGTCAGTCCACCAACATCAAATACAATTTGCTTTCTACCCTGCACATAAATTTCACCCTCTGTTACAAGTCCCCAATTAGAAAAACGTTTCATCAATTTTTCTCCAAGCACTCTATTCAGACGCTTGCAAATGTATGGGATGTCGAACATTTGAATGTTCCAACCAGTCACAACATCAGGAACATCCTGCATCCAATAACTAATAAAATGATTTAGAAGTTCTTGTTCTGTAGGACAATGATGATAGGTTACATTCTTCTGTTTATTAAGAAAGGGTCTCTGCCCCCAAGTAACAATTTCTTTGGTGGTGTAGTCCTGAATTGTTATTGCAAGAATTTCCTCTGATGCAGATTCTACATCAGGAAATCCATATTCTGCAGTAGTCTCAATATCAAGAGTTACCAGTTTGATTTGGTTAATATCAAACTTAATTTCTTTCTCTGGATACTTTTCAGAAATATATTGGTAAATGTATCTGTCATTACCATAGATAGCAAATCCATCTACTTCATCATACTTCTTATAAAAGTCACGACAATCACGGACACTTCCAGGTTTGATGGGTTCTACTGCTTCTCCACTTAATGTTCTATACTTAGTATCTTTTTTTGATTTAACAAATAGAGTGGGGAAAAATTCATCACGATATTCATATCTTCTTCCATTCTCCACACCACGAACCAAAACTTGGTTCCCAATCAATTGAACATTAGTGTAAAACTTCATTCATCCTCATCATTAAAAAATGAACCATACTGACCACTGCTGCCAGATTCTCTATTATCTAACATATCCATGATTTCGTCAAACTTTTTAGTCTGATCCATACTCATGAGAATTTCTGATAGTTGTTTTACAACCAGTGGTTTTTCATTTACTGCAGCAGATTTGATTGCAGCACGAATATGTGACTCTGCATCACATAAGTGGTCAAGGGTTTGTTTAGATAATGCCATTAAATTTGACCTTTGTAACTGTCAAGAATTTGTTGTGTTGGTTCAGTAAGAGTTAGAATTTTATCAGAGCTCAGCATAAGAGTATCATCAGGAGTAAATCCGTCTAACCAACGAGTTAGAAATAACTTACCACCCTCTCCTAAAATTACCTCATATGGTTTAACCAATTTACAGTCAGGTTCGCCAATATCAGCACCTACTTCCTCAATCTGCGAGATTAATTTTGACTGGTTTGTCAGCACTATCAATTTGATCGTCTGCACTTGCTTCGTTTCTTGTTGTTCCATCTTTCTTGTAGTTTACAATATCAGTAATGTACATTTGCTTGAGTTTGATCACGGGATCAACCATTGTAATAATCCAGTCCGCAACAACGGGAATAGTTTCCTCTACAGCAAGGGGCATCCAAGGGAAAAGAGAAACTTCATATCCTGCTTTCTTTCTTGGACCTTCACTTTGTTCTGTGAGTAGTTCTGGTTGGCGCATTTTTACAATGCAAGGTTTGTTTAGAAAATATCCAACAACCCTTTTATCATCATCTTCGCCAACAGTCATTTCACTAACATCGGCAATGATGTCTTCACCAGACTTTAACAACATTAATTTAATGGTCATTGTTCAGTTCTTACCTCTAAGTATTATAGCATAAAAAAGAGGGGTTGCAACTGGATTTTGCCAGTTTCCCCTCCGTCTGCGACGACGATATTCAGTTTTATTTAGTATTCATTTTTTAGGGGTAAGTGCAAATGCTCCACTCATTACTGCGCCAAAAATGGCAAGAGTTGCTAAGATTTCCATATACTAAGAAACAAATGTAGTAATGGGAACTCCAATAAAAATAGTCATTAGAGTTCCAGCTGCTAAGGCAGTGGTAGTGAAGTTCATTGATGCCTCCTAATTGATTACATAATTATATAGATTATAGTGTATCATAGTGATACACTTCTGTATCAACCGCAGCAAAAATTAGTCAGGGTATCAAAACCAGTCTTTGCGTTGGTGATACTCAGGTACAATTCTACCTAAGGTAATGTTTAACAACCCATCCTCAAATTCAACTGATCTAACTTCCGTTTCATCACTGAGGGTCCAAGATCTGGTGAAAGATCGTTGAGCCACTCCTCTATGGACATAGTTTGTTCCTGTTTCTTTATCTTCTTTTTGTCCTTCGACAAAGAGTTTTCCGTCTTGTGTGTAGACATTGACTTGCTTTTTCTTGAATCCTGCTAGTGCTAATTCTAGTCTTGATTCTACGTTACTAACCGTGACTAGATTATATGGGGGATAATTAGTAGTTGTTTCGTGTAGGTCGAACACCCTATTTAGGTACTCATTCATACCAATACTGTTCTTAGAGATTTTATCCAAGAGCTCAGGAAGATCTGACGCAGTAAAGCGTGTGAGATTAGTCATTGTACTTCTCCTTATTAAAGCGAGATTTGATTGTGTGGTCCCCGAAGGCAACCACATATATTTATAGCATAACACGAAAAAAGAAGATACAGTAATAACCGCATCTCCTTATGAGGGTTTCCGACTTTCGTAGAGACCGCACGAAAGGTCTCAGTCTTATTTAGTTACTTCTTCTTGAGGTTTGGTCTTCTTACCGATATTATATTTGGTCTCCAAGATCCAATCTTGCTTTTCTTTATATGCAAGAACTTTGATTTGATTAAGAGGTGCAATATCAGAAACTGAATCTTCTTTTACGACTGAAATAAGTCCCCAATCAGCAAGTAATCGAGTAATTCTATTTCGACGTTGTACATCATTCAAAGTGAGGTTAGCGTGTTTGCCATCCAGAGCAAACAATTCCTTAAAGTGTACAATAAAATATCTTCCCTGCTTATGAAGAATATGGCAGGATTGATAAAGTTTTTTTTCTTTCCGTGATGCAACACCAATGCGTGTCAGTGTTTCACGGACTTTGAGAAAATCATCTGGTTCGTTAAGCATAACCTCTACCATTTGGTCTTGCGACCATTCAACAGTAGGTTCCACTGTAGAAGTCATTTTGGGCCTCCAATATCAAGTCGTTGTTTAATAAAATTAATCTGTTCTTTAGTCAGAATTTTTAGAGCTTGTGATGCCTTCTCATTACTATAACCATAGTATTGTTTGACACATTCCAGATCCGTGACTTTATCCTTACGGAGCCAGGGAGAAAATCTCTTCTTTTTCCTCAGACTATTTAGATAAAAAGAATATTGCATGTCTTTATCCAGGTGAGAATTTTTATTCATCTCATTGGCAAACATCACGCAATCTAGATGTCCTGATAGGCAACGATTGATAATATATGGAGGATATTCTTTCGTATGTTCTGTAAGATTTTCTTTATTAAAGTTAATTGAGTTGAGCCAGTCTTTTAATTCCATTATCTAATAATCTCCAAATCAGCGCCAGGTTCCCAGATCTCAAGTTGAGTTCTTACTCTCTCTTGAGATTGCAACTTTTCATATCTCTTAGTTGCTTTCTTCTTCCACCAAGTGATTGCATCATCCATTGAGTGTTCAAACTTACCAAAGTAATATCTCTTCTTCTCAGTCAATGTCTTTGCATGTTCAATACAATCATTAAACTGTTTGAGTTTTTCTTCATCTTTAAGAGAATTGCGGATGATGGAAATCATCTTGGTTTGAATTTTGAGTTTCTTAGATGACTTATCTGCAGAGATCAAACGTTCTCCACCATTGCGTTCGTTAAACCACCAGAAGAAATTGCGGAACTCATCATCATGGAAGAGTGGAAGGAAGTTGCTCTCAGTGTCTCCTATATGCCTCAGGAAGGGTTTCAAACCATCATACATAGATACACCCTTGGTGGTTCCGTAGAGAGAGGTAGTCTCAAAATATTTAAGATCTGTTCCATACTTCCCATCAAACTGTTGCTTGAGTTCCTTAGAACATGCTAAGAGGGCAAGTAGTTTTCCACCCAAGTAATTAAACCCGAAAGGTTGAGTAGGAACAATATTGAACCCCATGACAAAATGAGCATTAATATCAGAGAGTGGAAGGACTTTACCAAAGTAATTGTTTCTTGGTTTACTATTGATAGTAGGAGATCCAAACCTCACAACACCAACAACTTTATTAGTAGTTGTTTCTTCAACAATCCACTTATGTGTTCTACCCGGTATTGCTTCCTCAATAGGATTTGATGCTGTTAAGTTAAGAGTTTCTGAATACAACCACTGATTGTATCTTGATGATGTTTTAGGATCAGTATCTACAACATGAACTTCAAAATTCATGTCATTTGGATGCATATTAAATGCATCAAAGAATTCCGATTCTGCACCAAACAATGATCCAGGCCTATCTCCAATGCGATCTTTTTTTACAAAACGAAGATAATCATCAATACGGTTAAACTGAGTATAGTAATTGATAAATTTATCTGCAGCGTAAACCGCATCACTCTCAGACAAAATCATAGATAATCAGGTTCATCACTTTTGTGAAGGAGAACCCCATCAACTTTGTACAATAAATTTTGCATGTCATTATGCAAAATACGATACCCAGTGCCGACATACAATTGTCCAAGGACAACCGATACTGTAGCAGTTCCCCAAAAAATGTAGTACCACTTAGATTTTACTTGTGCTTTAATCTTGGTTTTCATAATGTTTAATCAATCGTTCTGCTTGTTTTTTGTCAATACCACAAGGGGCATTCTTAAGGCATCTAATGATAACATCATTATCGCACATAGGAGGTTTGATTGTAAACCCCCACTTATCAACTTCACCTTCTATAGGTGCTTCACATGGGTCAAATTCGTGTGGCATTATTCAATACCTTTGGGAAAACTATCAATCTCAGTCAATTCATAATCCCAGTCTTCCATAACTGTGTTGGCAAGGAATCTATCAGAGAGCATTTCAAGTTCCTTCTCAGCATACTCTCTACTCTCTGCTTCTAACCAAACATCAATCACTTTACCAAGTCTAAGTTTCTTGATATTCAACTCAGACAATCTCTTACAGGCATCTCTCACGGCATTGCCAGGAGAGTCATCAACCTGTGACCTTAGACGGATGAATACTAATGCTTTAAATTTCACTTGAGGTTACACTCCATACGTTATAGTTATAATGAAAATATGCATTAGCAACCATACCAGCCATGGACAACCAATAGACCATGATAAGGGTCATACCAATTTTATTTGGAATACTTGTCATTTGAATTCACACTCCGCCAATAAAACCAAAATAATCATAATGATTGTATAATTGCCATTCTCTATCAATACCACATTCAAACTCTTGTTGATATCTGTCAAGAGTTTGACCAGATTTTTCAACTTTTTTCATATATTCCTCAACTACGTGAGGTTTATCAATCATGCACTGAAACTCCGATTCAAGAGACCAGACATTCTCTCCTTTATCAAGTTTGTAATTTCCTTTCATCATTTGAACTCGCATTCAACCATAATCTCAGTCAAACACGCAAGCATGTTTATTTCCTGATCCGCAACAAATGCCATTTGATACTGATACTTAGCAAGAGTAAGCACAGCAGCAGGAATACTATTCGGAACCATGGAATCATAACAAGCATCGTAAATACGACGCAGTAAGACAGCAGTATCATTGTCCAGGTTATTGACAACCCATTTACGTACTTCGGGAAAATCTTTTTCCTTAAGTTTCTTAACCAAGTCATTTACTTTTACATCACTAAAAGTTGCAAGAATACCTGAATCAATACTACCAGAAGAAGAATACCTTTGACACTCATTTAGAACACGTCTCCAATCAGGGAAATGTT